CGGTATTTTTTATCTGTTTGAGTAACTGTGGATTTATTTTCTTGAGCGACGTCGTAATCGTTCCGAGTCCGAATTTTGCCTCTCCGAAACCCTTGGTAAATTTTGTAAGGCCGCTGTCAAACTTATCCGTGGTCAGTCCAGATTGCTCTGCTACGAATCTCCATTCTTGCAGCTCTTCAATAGGAAAACTCAACTGTCTCGAAACTTTCGCCAACCTGTCCATTGAATCTGCTGTTTTGCTCAACGCCATGAACACCGCACCGGCGGCAAGTGCAGTCAACCCGAAACCATATTTCAGGCCACGGGTCAACCCGCCGGCAAGCCTATTCATCGATCGCGTTGCCTTGTTCATGTTACGGCTGAGTTTCGCCGTCATCGCCATCATGCGAGATTGCATTTTGCCAACGGTGCGAGACACGCCGTCAGACGCGGTGAACTTGGTTCTGATTTCCATTGTTTTGGGCATTATCTTCGGCCCCTTCTTACAGGCTTTGTGTCTGATTCGAGTTGACCGCGTATGCCCTCGTAAAAGAAATCAATCTCATCAAGAGTCAGCGTTCGCGGGTCTGGAATTCCCGGATACCTCAGGCAAATGCAAATCAGCATTTCGGCATAAACATTGATTCGATTGTGCAACACATTTCCCTCTCTGTCTGTGCCTAAAATAACACTCTCACCATCTCTTACGAGTTGCGGATATTCAATTTCATTGAGCCAGAAACATGCTGAAAAGCACCTGCACATTCCGGAGGTCTACCGCGTCCAGAGCAAAAAGCTTTGCTGCAGGTACCCGCGTCGCCTCCGCAATCATGGCGTGAACTTTCGCCATATCATGGTCTTTTTTGTGCATGTCCATCGCCTTCATAACGATCCCCTTGGGCCTGAAATCAAACGAGACTCTCGGTGTCTCTTCGCATTCGCAAATCACAGCCGGATGGCCTTCGTCGTCTATCACGATTCTCCCGTCCATGATTTCCTCAACCAGATAATCACGGTCTTGTTCGATGTCGTTTTTGTCGATGAGATTCCTTTTCCGGTCCATCTTAAGCCGTGCGAAGCGTGCGAATCTGTCAAAATCCGCCTCGGCAACTTCCCTTGTTACCTCTGTGTATTCCATTGATGTTCCTCCTTGAAAGGCGCGCGCCGTTTGGTATAGGTGAAGGAGGGCACCCCGACGCGCAAAATTATCCCCTTGAAAAAATCACAACTTTTTCAGTTTTCCCGGTCCGCTGAGCTCGAACGATGCCGACGCGCTTCCGCTTGACGACGTGAATTCACCGCTAATATTTCCGGTCCCCACGTAAATGGCACCAGAGATAAAAGTGGCCTGAATGTCCACGTCAGCCGCGCTGTCTTTGACCTGATCGAGATATTCCTGATCCCCTCGGTCATCGTCAATCTCAACAGTCATCGAACCGAGCGACCACGGAACGCGGGTTTTAATCATCCGCGCGCTTCCGTCTCCGTTGCTCTGATATTCGTTTTCAAATCCGCCCAATTTGCGGGAAACATCCGCATCAGCAGTGACTTTAAATTCACGCCCTGCGATGCTGACAGATTCCAATGGTCCACCGATTGCGCTCATTTTTTACTCCCCGTAGTAGAAGCCGAAAGCGACGTCTACGCTGATAACGTTTGTGTTTCCTGCGAGTTTGCACACGATGCGCACATTCAGTCGCTTCGGGTTCGTGCCGTCGATACTTGCAGAGCTGTTCGCAATGGCGAATTCAGGGTCAGAAATCACAGCATCATCTGCCAAATCTCCGAACATTTTAGCCAATGCGCTCATTGCCATTTTGGGTTTTTTAGCCGTGGGATTTTTGACCGCTTGGATGTCTGGAACCAGAGGCGCACCGGCCCAATCTTTGCCGCCAAAAATCAAATCAGCGTTGTAAATAACCGTGTCGAGCTTCTGAATGTCGCATACATACCGATAAGCGGGCGGCTCTTCTCCGGTCGGATGGTAGCAGGTCACCGTATCAGAAATGTTGACCACTTCGTCAATCACTTCAATGGTAGAGCATCCAGACTTCACAGCGAAATCACGCTGCGAGCTTGTCCACTGCGAACCATCCGCGCCCTGTGTAAGCCCGGTCAGTTCGAGCCGTGCGTAATCGTGGGCAGGATTCTCATTCGCCAGCTTGGCAATACGGGCAACCCAACGCGCCGCGATAACCCACGGGAGGTCATTACTGTCAGGGTTCGGACAATAGACGTTCGTTCGGTCCGTCTTGCGTGCGTCTGTGATTGCCGCAACGGTGGCAACAGATGAAGTATTGATTCCGGTGTAACAAGTGATTGCCTTGTGCACCTCGGGCAGTACGCGCCCCTCTCCGAACTCATGGAGCGCGGTGATTGTTGCGGACACGTCACCATGACAATTGACAAGGTGCGTTTCCCAGATGTTTCCAATCTGAGCCAGCGCAGGAGCGGTATCAACCGTGCCAGAACCGCCAGTTGGTTGCACCGTGACAAAAGTCAAGTCTGCATCGGCAGGGCTGTCAATCTCGATAACAATACTGTTTCCAGACAGTCCCTTCCACCCGGCTGCAACGTCGATTTTGGTTGTTCCGTCGGTGGCAAACAAGGGCATGCCGATGACCGCATTGATTGCAGCAGTAGCAGCAGTGCAAAAAGTAGCAACGGTGTCGCCAGTCGTAACGGTGACGGACGCCTCAATGTTTCCGACTTTGATGACATACGTCTGCGATCCGCTGATTGTACCAGTGGGAGTGATTGAGCCAGCCGAAGCTACTCCGGGCGAAGGCTGCGCCAGCGGATAGATGGTAACAGGGATATCACCCACTCCATCGCCATTCGGAGGCAGCAGCATCAGCGCCGCGCCGTAAAGCTCCGACGTGTAGCCGTATGTTTCGCCAACTTCACGCGCTGAAAATACCCGTTTTTTCGTGGTGCTGTAGGTCGTGGCTGTTGCGCCATGACCCAAAACAGCGATTCGGCAAGGGCGATATTTCGTGCCAGCCGCTCCCGTGTTCTCGTATTTTTGCTTTATTGCCAGCCCTCTCGCCGCGCGATCAGGTGCAAAAGCCGTTGAAACTGTCATTCTGTTTTTCTCCTCTCGCTATTCTGGTTCCGGCGTATAGTCGAAATCCATTTCGGCGATGATTTCCCCGTCGCTCGCGTGACGGATTTGAAGGTTTATAAACTCGATCATGTTCTCATCCATGAGGTCAGTGGTCTCCAGATGGTCCACCTCAAGAGAAATGCGCACACCGCGCACCCGCTGAACACCGGGCGAACCATTCGGAATCAAAAAAGCATCAACAGAACGCACCCAACGACGCGAAACAATCCCCCGGCCAAAACCGAGATATTTATTGTCATCGTGCATCAGGATATTTCGCACCATGCGCGCAGCCGCTTGAGCCTCGCGCGCTGCGAACTCATCGCCGGACGTGTGCCCCAATGTCGTCGATGCGCTTTGAGCATAGGCGAAACAATCCACAGTTATCATACTGGTTACAAACTGCCGGTCTGATACGTTGGATTTAGATTTGTCAAACTCACTGCCATCGTACCAGACATTCACGATAGGACCCATGTCCGCAGATGATGTCAGATAGCTGTCAAACGGGTTCGTGCGCTCGATAAAGACGCGGAGCTTGTAAGGAGTAGGGTCTTCGTCTTCGTCCTCTGCTAGGCCTTGCTGACGCGCTGATTCGTTCACCAGTAGCAACGCCACCTTGTCACGTATCAGTTCGAAATTGTCCTTTTTTGCCATCATAGGGATACTCATTTTGTGTACTCCTCCAAAAACAAAACAGTCAGACCGATGCCAGCGTCAGGATTTGCAGAAGTTACCTTAAACACTCCATGCTTTCCATTGATGTCATCAATCTCGACAATCCAAGGCTTAGAATCAGACTCTGCAACGCCCTTGATTTCTCCAAAACCAGCTATATTCAGGTCGTGAATCATCGGTGAGACAGTCGCCTGTCTACCGGTCACAATCTCATCAGTGCCCGGGTCAATGGAAAGGTGAATATCATTGGCCCATCCCAAAAAACTGACAGTCACTCCGCCGGGGGACGTAATCGTAAACGGCCACGAACCCCCATGCGTATCGTGCATGATGTCAATCAAATCAGAATGGGCCAACGATCGTAAGTTCATCTTTTTACCACGGAGCCCTTGTTGATGAGGTCATTCAAAACCACTTCGCCGCCCTTGAAAAACTCCGCCTTTACTTCCACCCCCGGCCCGAGAACACCTTTTCTGGATGTGATTGCGATGCCATCTGCAACCATGTACTCGACCGCTTTTACAGTCTCAACAACGGCATCAATGGCTTTAATCTCAGCCTCGGTGACAACAGTGGACTCCACAGCTTTTTTTACCGGTTGTTCGCTATGTTTCGCTTTTTTACTCATACCATCACCCCTTAAATCTGGGTATCGAGACACGCAAAGCCGTCGATTTCCGTGGGAATCAACAGGGGGCGCGAACCGAAACCAACGTTGAGAACCGAACCATCAGGCGAAATCCATGCATTCATCTGCATGTCCATTCCAGCGGCGGCATTCTGGATACGACCGGGGATGAACTTGGCGGCTCTGCCGTCGTTTCCAAACGTGGGGATTCCGCCGAAGGTCGCATTGAAGCGAGCAT